TAAGATCAGTCATGCAGCAGCTTAATATTTCAACTAAGGTAAGTGCAGCTACAGTCTCTGTTCAAGAGGCAACCCTTGACTTGAGGTCGATGTTAAGATCTGAACTTAAGTCTGAAGCTAGAGAACCTTACAAGTGGGAAGTTGATGTGGAACAAAATGGTTGGGCTCCACCTTATACAATTAAGAAGCTTGAACTCAATGGAGTTTGGACCGTAGAAGATCCTATCATAGAGCCAGAGTTTAGTATAGATCTCGAAGATGAGATCACAAAGGCAATCAAATTTCACGAAACGGTGGATGCGTCTGTTTGGTATAGTGTTGATAGTCTATTACATGGTAAGCTGGAGCCCTTCGTTGAAGAAATTGCTGAAGGCACTCCTGTTGAGGATCATAAAGAGCTGCGAAGTAATTTGATAGGATGCTCAGACGTTAATCCATCTGACGCAGTGCTTATTGAAAAGACACATATTTCCTGAATTGTTAGAGCAAACTTTGTTAAGTACTGACAATATAAACGTGATAGAGCATAAATGTCCATAGTATCTGACACCTTCCAAGAGGTTAACCTCAACAAGATCCCAGCCAGGATCGCTCTGTATGAACAACTCTGCGATGCTGCTGAGCCTTGCTTCGAGCTTAATGGCAAGCACCTTGAAGATGTCTGCAAGAACCATGCCAAAGATCTTATGTTTTATGACATGATGCTGCAAGAGTGTAAGACCATTGAGGACACGATCAGGTTGAAGATCGAAGAGGTCGAGTCATCATTATACAGGCACTTGAATGAGAACAACGGCAACCGAGCTTTAGGTACTACTGACATCAAGCAGTACATCAAGAGCGAACCACGCTATGTCCAGGCCTATGAGATCTTGCTTGAGGTGGTTCATGTAAAGCGCAAGCTTGAAGCGATCGTCGAGGCTCTCAAGTCTCTTGGTTGGAGCATCGGTCATATAGTCAAGTTGAGGATCGCTCAGCTTGAGAAGATTACACTATAGGAGACAAGAACATGAATGAAGTATTAGGATCAGATAATGGTTTGATCGCTTTGGCTTTGGAAACTTATGCAAACTTTGTTGCTCAGATGGGAGGTCCTGTAGATTTGCAGACGAGAGCTTTAGTGCTTGCTACAGAATTTCGCAATAAACCACTCGAGAAGACTACCCTTTAATATCAAGTTTCGCAAACACAAGTTACAATAACCTATAACTAAAGGAAATCATAGCATGACCCAAGACATCAACTACTCAGACATAGTAAGAGCATTAGCAAAGCCTGGAGCTGCTATCGTAGAAACACTGACACCAGAAAAAGCACATGCCATTCATATGGCTATTGGTATCTCTGGTGAAGCTGGAGAACTGCTGGATGCAATCAAGAAGTATGTGATATACAACAAAGACCTTGATCGTACTAATGTCATCGAGGAGCTTGGAGATATTTCATTTTACTTTGAAGGACTATGCCAAGGTCTTAACATCACTCGTGAAGAGATCCTTGCAGCGAACATTACCAAGTTGTCTGTTCGTTACAATGGGCTGAAGTATTCTGACAAGGCTGCACAAGAACGGGCTGACAAGAATGTTAGCGCATTCCCACCTTTCAATATTCCATCCAAATGAGCCAAGATCAAGCCAAACAAGCAACAGAAAAGATCATCGAGGAGCTAGACAAGACCGTGCTCCTTGGCGCAGCCTACGACTGTATGTCAGATGCTGGCAAGGCTAAACTATGTAAGAAGATCGAGAAGATCATCGAGGAAGAATGTCTCTGACCTGCACTATTCGCCTTGAAGATGAAGTAAACTGCGTCTTCATCGGCCTTCGACCTGAGCATGTAGAGTTTCTACATGAAAAGTTTGGGGTCTTTGTCGATGGCTACCGATATATGCCAGCTTTCCAGTTACATCGATGGGACGGGAAGATTTACTTCTTTGACGCTCATGGCAAGACTTACGTCAAGCTACTGGATGAGATCTTACCTTATGTATGTGGTTGGGGTTATGAGATCAACCTTGTTGATAAGCGAGCTTCTGCTCCAGTCATCACTGACAGGTTAGATGAGAACTTCTTCAAGTTTGACAACTTCAAGTTAAGGCCTTATCAGGTAGATGTTGTTAATGCTTTGATAGAAGAGGGTTCAGGGTTTGCTCTCTGTGCTACATCTTCTGGGAAAACATCAATGTGTGCTGCACTGTCTATGGTGCTTTATCAGAATGGTCTACAGACCTTGATCATCGTGCCGTCTACAGACTTAGTTACTCAGACTGTTAATGAGTTTCGTGAGCGTCTTCAACATCATGAAATAACCATTGGAGAATATTCAGGTGGGCAAAAGGACATCGATCACCCAATAGTTGTTGCTACCTGGCAGTCATTACAGAATGCTCCGCATTATATGGGGTTCTTTAAGGCTGTAATAGTAGATGAAGCACATGGCTGTAAAGCTGAGGTGGTGAAATCGTTGATCAATGATCATGGTAAGCACATTTCACATCGTTATGGTTGCACTGGTACATTCCCAAAGTCTGAAACGGATAAGTACAGCTTAAAGCTGTCTATAGGCAGGATTGTTCGCGAAGTTAGAGCCAGTTGGTTGATTGAGCAAGGGTACCTGTCAGAGATCATGATAGAACCGATTGAGACCTATGATGAAGATCCAGAACTACCAGATTATGCTTCAGAACGTTCTTACTTGACCAAACATGAAGAGCGTAACATAGCGCTTGCTGAGCAGATCAAGGAACTTCGAGCAAAGTACGGTAACACCATGGTATTGGTTAACACACAATCTCTACAACAAGGTAGGGAGATAGCTGACCTAATACCTGGAGCTGTATATCTTGATGGGGGTTCGAAGAGTGAGTTACGCCAAGAAGAGTACCAGAAATATGCTGACCAAGATGATGTATTGATCATTGCATCTGCAGGTATTGCATCAACTGGCATCTCGATTGACAGAATTTTTTGCCTTATCATGCTCGACATGTCGAAATCATTCATAAAATGCATCCAGGCTGTGGGTAGGGGGTTGCGTAAGAAGGGCGATAAGAACAAGATCTACGTGGTAGACGTCTACTCAAGATTAAAGTACGCTAAGAAGCACTGGAATGAAAGAAAGAAATTCTACCAGGAAGCAGAATATCCAATGACCTCAGTAACCAAGTTGAAGTATTGATGATAAATATCCTGGTAATCTTCTGTAGCGCCTTCACGATCGTGTGTCTGCTTGGGCTCCAGTCCAACTTTGTCCGTGATAAGAACAAGACCATGTCCTTTATCTTTTCAGGACTGATTGGTCTCTGTGAGATCCTGATCTTGAAGTCGGTACCAAATGCAGGCCTGTATGAGATGATCGCCTTCGTGCTTGGTGGCCCATGCGGTATCGTGACCTCGATCGTGCTGCACAACCAATTTCTGAAGTTAACCAGGAAAGACAAAGATGGGAAGAATGACTGACTTTGAGCGTGGAGATGTTGTAAAGGTTTCCAAGACATTTGACCTTCACTATGAGTGTGAAGCTCGAGTGATAGGCTTCAACTCATACTCTGGAGAGTACCATGTGGAGATGCTGACCGGTGACGCTAAGCATGATAAGCTGGTCTACTCTGCCGCTGACTTGACCCTCACTGAGGATGATTAGTTCCGTTTAATGTACAAGCACAGCAACTGGTGTTACAATGTATGCTAATCGCTGAACTTTTCCAGGAGCCTCATCATCGTAATCCTACCAGAATGGAACTTCCCCTTAGTCGTTGACAATGTGTCTGGGCCAGTTGTTGCCAAGTACAGTTGGTTCTATGACGTACCACTGAATGACTTCGTCTTAAAGCCGATCACCTTGCTCGAGGAGACCGTTGGGCCTACCGTGTCAGTAAAGATCAATGACTTCGAGTTTAAGGTACCAGCCTCATGGAACTTGCTGGTGGTAGATGAGGAAACTAAGATGGTAGACACCATACCAATCACACAATGCTCGTCAAGCAATTATTTGGCCTTCTTGATGCACCCAGAAACCCATGACTACTACATGTCACCGGTGATCTTGCAAGACCTGACCCATGAAGAGTGTACGTATGTCATGATCCCACGCAACACCATGATGCTGCACCCTTGTGGTCCAATCCCGGTAACACGGTGGCAGAAGCACCAACCGAAGAATGACCTCAGCTATTGCTGCTTGTTGTCGCCACAGGACCTTGGTAAGCACATGCATGGGATGTCAGCGATGGAGGTGGTGTTGTGAAGAAAAAGCTGACATTTAAGGAAACTCTCTATATCGCTGAGATGTTGAACACGAAGTTTAACTCTATAACATGGAAGCAAGATGGGCACAAGGATATAGGGGTAGGCCTTCTGGGTGACATCAAGGTTCAAGTTGTATTGACTTCGATAACCTATGATAAGCACATTGGGTTAAATCTCACATTTGGCGTTTGGGATGGTAAAGACTTCTCAGAAAGTGCTGGCACAGAAGTAGATGCAAACACAACTTCTATCATTGGAGCTGTTACTAATGCGTTAACATCTCGTATAGAAGAATATGAGTGGGATTTCCTTACGCTAATAGCTAAGGATAATGTAGATAAAAGGATGAAACTTTATACAAGAATTGCAGATCGTCTTGCCAGAGAAAGCCTCAGTAGTCAGATCAATGAGCGTAAAAGTGGGGCTGGTGTGATCGTGATAGGTAAGAAAGGTATTGACATCCGTGAGATCTGGGACGATTTCAACTCTATTAAGGAAGCATGATGACCGAAGAAACTAAACCTACAGTAGCAGTTCCGCGTAAGAACACGGTCCAAGAGATCGTCAAGGACATCGTTGAGCACTTGTCAGAGGAAGATATACAGTTTCTCAAGGAGCACACGAAGCGAGAGATCCAAGCACTGCACCACAGCTTCGGGATGTTTGTTCGTAATCATTATGAGCTGTGGAACAAAGAACACCCGTTGACCAGCAGTTGGTTTGCTGATTGTGAGGCAAAGACTAACGCACACATTATTGACGGGCTTGACTGTCACCCTTGTCATCCAGATGCTGTGAGCGATCAAGTGCTGCAAGCGCTCCATGATGAGGTAATCAAGTCATGAAGATCTTGAAACCGCTGACTGAGCGTAGGACCGGTACCTACGCTGCAGTAAAGTATGACCCATCAACGATCAAGATCTTGGTCGAATGGATGAAGATCTGGAATATTCCTGGTTCCCTTGTAGAAGAAAAGCTGTACACTACCGTCTTGTACAGTCGAGCTCCACTTCGTCCAGAAGATTACAAGAACTTGGATGCTCAGCAACTAAAAGCGTTGGGTTGGAAGTTTGCTCCTAAGGCTCTTGATCGCTTTTCAAGCTCATCAGACAAGAACTCACCAAAGAATGTTCTGGTACTAAAGCTTGAGGC